TTTGACTGGTCGCTCTTGTTGATGTAATACGTGAGGTTGATGTCAAATCCTACCTCCTCTGGTGCGAGGACGGTTACCTTATCGGTAAGTGGTCGGATGTTTTCATCCTGCAGGAACTCCTGTAATCCCTCGATGGTAGTCTGATTTGGAAGTGCTCCGTCCGTCATTAAGAAACGGATTTCGACTTCTACCGGGTTCGGACTGGTTACCTTGACATCGCCTATTGTCTGGCTGTAGGTTTTTGCCCAGTAGACGTAGGCATCATCGGGACCGGCTACACTGTAGCCACTTGGTGCAAGGAAGATTCTCTCTGCCATGCTGTCGTCCGATTCGAGGTCTGCTCCCTCTGTGGTTTCCGTGAGGTTTTCCACCTTTGCCACGTATGGAATCAAATCCACCAGTGTGTTAATCTGCCCCGCCAGTATCTCGTTGCCTGCCACTCCGTTCTCGGTGCATACGGCTCTGATGTCCACGTGCATCTCTCCTGCAGGTATCTCATCGTATCCTTCGGTGGCGAAGTATAAAAGTCCACCGTTGGTGGCTTTTGTTCCCTCTGGTATGCCGATTGCGTTCGGTCTTGCTTCTGATAATGTGAAACGCAGGATTGTTTCGGCAGGTGCCGCCTGTTTTCTCGTTACCCCTCTGCCTGCTCCAAGGTTATCCAAAAATTCCCCATAGGAATATTTGATTAAATCCTGCTTGCCTGCTCTGTCCACGTACTGTGCCACCTGGTATAATTCCAGTGCGTGTGCGTAGAGGGTGATTCGGTTCGGGTCCGATGGCGAGAGGGTTATCTTTTTTCCTGTGATGCGTTCGTATTCCGATTCAAAGTTTGCCACCATTCGTGTTCTCATTTCATCCAGTGTGTCATTGTCAATGAAGGACACTTCCGGCAGGTCTTTTACGCTCTGTATTGTATCAGCCATGTGTTATTACCACCTCTGCTTTCAATTGCCCATCACTTCCTGCTGTGAAGTCTATGGACTTGATTGTTGCTCTTGGTTCGTATCTGTCCGTTTTGTCCGTGATTTCCACTGCGAACAGGTTCTTTGCCACATCGATTGGCATTCCCACGAAGTCGGTGTTTAGACCGAACTCCCTGTCAAGCGGGCACGTTCCCTCTGCTGTCTGGTACAGTGTTTCCAAGCACCTTTTAATATCTGCGACTTCTCCGTCTGCGTAGTCAAATGTGACGGTGATGTTGTTTAGGTCTATTGTCATGATCCGCACCTCCTACAGATATTCTTCCAGTGTTAAATTGAGGGAGGCTTTCATGAGTTCTCCGTGGCTTAGTATGGTATCCCATGTTTCGCTCATCTGCGTTATCTTCCACTTGTTCTTGCCTACCTTTGCTGCTCCGATGACCAGTGATTCCACTCGGCCGCTTTCGATGGCTCGCTCGATGCTTTCCAGTGTTTTCCTTGGTCTTACTCCGTGCTGTGCGTTCAGCACGATTGTGAATGTGATGCTCTGCAGTTCCGGGTTTAAGAATTCCGAACGGGGTTTCTTTCCGATTCGTTCGTGCTTTCCCCAGTTTGCAGACACCGTCTTTTGGAAGTTGTTGAAATTCAGCACTTTGGAATCGCTCGTTTCAAAAACTATCAACTTCCCGAAGTTTCCTATCTGTGCCATTTCTTTATCCTCCTAATGCCTTGACTCTCTTTTCCAAGTCGTCTATCTGTTTCTGCAGGCTGTCTTTTCCCTCGGTCCTTGCTGTTGCTGCGACCAGTTCCACGATTTTGCCTGCGTTCTGCTCAATGTCTGAAAATGCATCATTGATTTGTTCCAGTGTGACGTATGGCTTGTCATCGTATTTATACCCTTCGAATTCGATGAACGGTGCTCTCAGTATGAGTTTCCCGGTCTTTTCCGAATACGATATCACTGCTTCGTTCTTGGTGTTGCTCATCTCCTGCCGGAAGATGCCATTTGCCCCACCGTGTGGTGTGTTGGCTGCTCCGTAGACTGGTCCGAGGATTACTCCTGCTACCGTTCCGTTTGAAAAGCAAGCCACCACTACGAGGTCGTTTACCTTTGGCATATGATACTGCCATGCTAGGAATGGGAGTTCGCTTGTTACTGACTGGTCCCTGTCCTCATAGACTACCCTTGCTTTTCCTGCTGAATAGTTTATGGACGAGATTTTCCCCAGTCTGATTGTTGCTGCTGACATTTATCCACCTCCTAGTTCGGGTTAATCCACGAGCCTGGCACTCCCGGTTTTGTGGTAAGGTTCAGCATACCCTGCGATATGTTGAATATCGTATATGTACCCGGTCGCCTTGTTCCTGTCGGGTGTCCGGCTGTGGCTTTTCCTGCCAGTGCTTCGGCTGCTGTGTAGTAGCCTTTTTTGGTAGTGGTCAGTGTCCACTTTCCACCTTTGACTGGTGTCTGTTTTGTTTCCTGTGCACCATCTGCTGTGAGTGCCACTGGCTGCGTGGATGTAGATGTCGCTGTTTCTGTGGTGGATTCCTTTGCTACATCGTTCGCCAGTTTCTTTGCTACCGTGAACCTCTCCATTACCCTCCGAAGTTCCAGTTTCTGTTTCAGACTGTCGCCCCCAAGGGTCCATGTGACTTTTTCCACGTAATATTTGCCATCCAGTTTGCCAAGTCCTTTGATGTTTACGCAGGAGGTGGATATGATTTTCCTGTTGGCGAGTGTGAGGGTTACGGACATTGTGGTGTCGCTCTTATTGGCATCGTTTAACTTTGCCAGTGTGATTCGCTCTGCTTCTGCCAGTGTGCTCGCTGCATCCGATACCTTCAGTATTCGGTTGCCTCCACCGACTTCGACCACGAATGTCTTGTTTTTGTCGTTGTTGGTGTATTCGTACCTTGCCCCGGTGTATGTCTTTGCCAGTGTTGTGTTCCATGACCAGTTTGGTTCGATGTTGGCTTCTGTCAGTGTTGCCACTGCCTTCCTTTTTTCGTAGGTCACTTCCTGCAGCACGACTATCTTGTTACGGTATATCTTCATCACGAATCCGTAATGCTTGACCAGTTCATTGTAGAATGAGCAGTCGTCCTTTTCGCTCTGCTCCACCTTTTCTATCGCTACCTCTGGTGCTTCGTAGTAGAGTTTTATTCCTGCTCTGCCTGCTACCTCTTTTCCGATGTTCTCCAGAGTGGTGTTTTCGTATGTTTTTGTTCTCTGGGTTTCCTTGAAACTGGAGGTTGCGGGGATAGCGATTGCTTCCAGTTTCAGCTTTATCGGTGTTCCCGAAAAACTGAAATCATCAATGACGAATGATCCGCAGGCTATTTTCTGCGTATCTCCCTCTGCGTTCCAGTTGCTCATCACGATATTTGCTGACATCGTGTCGCCTTTGCTTGGAAACCATGCTTTTATCCATTTTCTATCCCTGTCGTTGACAACAAGGGAGAGGCTGTCGCTCTCCCCCGATGCAACGTCTGTGTAACTGAATGACTGGAGGTACTCTGCGAGTTTTGTATCGATATTTGCTCCGTTGTATGTCACGGAGGCTTTTGCCTTTCTTGGGTTCATATCAATCCCTCCATATTGGCAGGTCTGGGTCTGTTTCCTCAGTCAGTTCTGGGATGTCCAGTGTGATTCCACCGGGGAATATCATGTACTCCAACAGTAATCTGTTGTTTTCCATGAGGTAGCCTGCGTACTTTTCATTTCCGTAGACTTTCTTGGCGATGATATCCCATGTGTCGCCCTGCACTGTCGTGTATTGTTCCATCCTGTCTACCTCCCTTAGAACCTTTTCCTGTCGTTATCCTTCTGCCACTGCTCCATCATTTCATTGAATTCTGCCTGTGACATTCTTTCTGCTTCTACCAAGTCCTCCTTGGTAGGTGTGCCACCGTTAAAGTTATAAACTGGTGCATAGTGGATTGGTGGCATTCCACCTGCAGGTGCAAGCTGTGGCTCTGGCTGACCGCCCATGAGTCTGCTTGCCAGTGCTCCGAATGAAGTCTGGCTTGCACCCTGTGCCATGGCACTGAGTCTGTCTGCCAGTGTTGACAGTACGTTTCCGACTGCTCCACCTCGGTTTCCTTCTGACATTATGCCCTTGATGATGTTTCTCATCTTATCCCACAACTGGGAGAGTGGCACGATTGCTTCTGCTCCTGCTTCTCCACCGACCATTGCATTTCCTGTGGCAGGGTTCATTCCGAACGCTGTTGGGTTCATCATGATACCACCGTCTTTGTACCATTCGATTCCGAATGACGGTACGCTCGGTGGGTTAAGGCTGAATGATCCGCTGATTGAGAAGTGTGGAAGTTTCAGCTTTGGCAATGACCAAGAGAAGTTGAAAAATCCCTTGATTTTTTCGATTGCCCCGGACACGATACTCTTTGCCGATTCCAGTTTTTCGCTGAATGCCGACTTGATGCTCTCTAGCACTTCTGATACCTTGGCTCTCGCTTCTGCCATCTTTGTGCCGATTTTGTCCTTTATCGCTGTCAGTTTTCCACCTGTTAAATTGTCGATGAATGTGTATCCGGCTGTGTAGTAGCCTTTGACACCTTCCATCGCTGCGGCTGCTACTCCCTTGATTCCACCACCGTGCTGTTCGTAGGCCGCCTTCATGTTGCCGAGTTTCTGACTGACTGTGTCCTTCGCTGCCTGCAGAACTGTTCCGGCTGTATCCTTCACGTTGTTCCATGTTTCCGAAGCAGATTGCTTTATCGCATTCCACTTTTCGGACACTGCCTGCTTCATGGCTTCGACTTTTTCGCCTACGGCTTCTTTCAACGCACCGAACTTTTCGCTGACCCATGCTCCGAGTTGTGCTGCCTTTTCCTTGATGGTATCCCAGTTTTTGTAGAGCAGGACACCGATTGCGATGACTGCTCCAATCGCTAATACCACCAGACCGATTGGACTGGTTAAGAATGTAAAGGCTGCACCCAGTGCCGTAGTGACTGCTGTCGCTGCCCCGCAGACCACGTTCCATGCAGTTGTCGCTGCTGTCTGTGCCCACGTTGCTGCTGTGCTCGCTGCTTTCACGATGGCATCCTTTGCGTAGAGTGCATTAAGGTATAAGGTTTCTGCCTTGTCCTTGATTTTTGCCGCCTGCAATAATGCCATTGCTTTTGTGACCTTGGTTATCTCGGTCACGGTTTTGTACAGTTTAAATCCTGCGATTGCTGCCGCCAGTGTGGTTACGGTTGGTAAAAATCCCTCCCATTCCACGAATGCGTTCAGCACGTCTGCTGCTCCACCGACTACCAGTAAGAGTGCATCCACGATTGCCGGGATTGCTGTTTCTGAAAGGAATGTGATTGTCGGCTTTGCGTACTCGAATGCTTCAAAGAGCCGGTCCTTTAGGTTGTTCGCTACCGTAATTACGCTGTCGATTGCAGGCTGATTCTCTGCTATCTTGTCTTTCACGTTCTGGAAGGTCGTTATCACTGTTCCTTGGAGGAACGATGCAACTCCCTGCAGTTTATCCCAGAAATCTTGGAAGATTTCCAGTGTTTTTTGTACTGCCCCCGGCATTTCCACACCGAAGTCCTCTGCGAGCATGATGCTGAATGCATCCACGATGCTTTCGCCGCCTGTTACCATGGCTAAGAAGTCCATGACCCCTGTTACCATTTGTCCGACTCCCGACATGAATGTGTCTATCGGCAGGCTATTGACCATGTCCATGAAGTTTTCTGTTATCCTTGGCAGTGCTTCTGCAACTCCGTCTATGACTTCTGTTGCGTATGGTCCGAAGTTCTCTACCAGTGATATTTTGAGGTCACTGACTGCACTTTGGAATCGTGCAATCGCTCCCTGCAATGTGCTTGTTACCGTGGCATCCATCTGGTCTAATGCACCCTCGGAGTTTTCCAGTGATTCTGTCAAACTATCCCATGCTGATGCTGAACCGTCCACTCCCTCTTTTACTCCGTCCAGTAGGTATCCGAACTGTGAGTAGTAGTTTGTGCCTGCGATGGCCGCCATGTAGTTATTCTTTTGTTCTGCAGTCATTCCATCCATGGACTTATTAAGGTCTACGAGGATGTCCTGCATATTTCTCATTTCCCCGGAACTGTCGTAAATGGCGACACCAAGTTCTTTGAATGCGTTTGCTGCCACGTCTTTCGTGGTCATTCGTACAAGCATGGAGTTTAATGCTGTACCTGCTTCACTTCCCTTGATACCGTTGTTCGCCAGTATGCCGAGTGCTGTTGCTGTTTCGCTGTAGTCAAGTCCTGCTGCCCTTGCCGCACCACCACAACCGATGAATGCGTCCATTAAGTCGGAGGCTGTTGTATTTGCCTTGTTGTTGGTCATGACGATTACATCCAAGTAATTCTGGAGTTCGTCAATTCCGACACCCATTGCACTCATGGAGTCCGTGACTTGGTCACTGGTGGTTGCCAGGTCTGCTTGCGTGGCTTCTGCAAGCTTCAGAACAGGAGTCAGTGCTTTGGTACTTGCTTCCACATCCCATCCGGCGAGTGCCATGTACCCGAGTGCATCGGCTGCCTCTGATGCTGTGAATGTGGTTGCTTTTCCGGCGGCTCGGGCCGCTTCCGAGAGTCTTTCGTATTCCTCGGCTGTTGCACCTGCAATCGCTGCTGTGTTAGCCATGGATTGCTCAAACTCTGAATATTCGCTGACTGCATCTCCTATGAAATCTCCGATTTTGATTGCGGCGAATGCTGCGGCTGCTACTGCGGCTGCTTTCTTGGCTGCACTAGCCAGTTTTTCCAGTCCGGATTCGCTCTGTCCAAGTGCCTGCTTGAATGAGTTCTCGACCTTACCTGCTATTTTTATGGCTAGTTCCTGCTCTTTGCTGCTGCTTGCCAATCTCTGCCACCTCCTCGGCTATCTCCCTCAACTCAAAAACGGACAGGGATAGAAAAAAATCTATCCCTGTTCGTAGTGTCATTGATAATTGGATTGCCAGCTTTCGGAGGTCGCTACCGTTTTGTGGACTTAGTCCGTTCCGTAGAAAAAAGCGGTCACTCTGTTCTTTACCTTGACTGCTTCTCTTGGGTGTAATCCCTTGAAGAATTCAACAGGTAAGTTTGCCGCCTTGCCTGCGATGATGCAGGCATATTCGAGGGACATTTCCGGCAGGAATGTGAACGAGCCTGTTCTGTCCAGAACCTTGTTTGCTGCAATCATGTCTGCTGCTGTCAAGTTGTCCAGTCCACTAAGGTCTACCTTGGTGTAGGTAGTTCCCTCGAATGTGTAAGGCTTGTTAAATACCACCACGTACTGTCCTTCGATTACATCTCCGTTCTCATCAAGTACCACAACGTCTGGTGCTACCTCTGTTGCTGCTGTCTTTTTTGTATCGCTCATGTTTGCTCCTCCTGTCTGTGCCTGTTAGCACTGCTTTCTGATTTTCGCCAATAAGTCCACATCGTTTACTTTGTAGACATTGTTCAGCTTATCTAATTCGATGCGTTTCTTTCCGTCCAGTTCAATCATGATGTATGTGATTTCCACTGTTACGGCTGCATCCATTGCTCCACCCTGTTTCACGGTGCCGCCTGTGAGTTTCTTCTGGCGACCACGGACAACCACTCTCATGCCCTTGTAGTCGATGTTGCCAGTGCTCTTGACGGTGTACTGCTCGCTCGCTCTGAGTGTAAGGTCTAAGACCTGTGCAGGGGACATTAATCTGAATGCATCCTCATCAAGGATTCGGAATGGGATTTCCAATTCCATGCTTGAAAAATGTCCAATGATCACTTCCTCGATTTCTCCGAGAATGCCGGGACCGTTTAAGGTTTCAGTCATTCCCTCGAAGTCCGGGAGGGTGATTTCCCCTGTCAAACCTACGAGGGCAGTTCCGTTGTTGTAAAGGTTGAAGTTATTGATTACTCCTGGAATTCCAAGTGCTGCTGCTGCCATTCTTATTCACCTCCACTAAGTGCTGCGGATAACATATCCGGGTCAAATTCCAACGTATTGAGGATATCCTCTGCCGGAACATAAGGTGCGAGGTACTGGTGGAACTGGATTTTGCCATTGAGGATGTCCGTTACCGGGTTTTCTTCCTCGCTGAATTCAATTCTTGCACCTGCACATTTGCCCTGTGATACATAGGAGTTTCCTCTGATGTTCTCGCTGTCCACGATTGATTCAATCAATCTGTAGTTGCCTGGGTCGTCCACCTTCTGGAAGTAAGTCAGAATGAAGGAGTTTGCCCACCATGAGAAAAATCTACGGCAGCAGAACCATCTGTCTTTCGGGTCGGTGTTCGCAGGGTAGCACGCTGTGTTGTTGCCCCATGTTCTCCAACCGTTCATGTTAATTGCGGTTATGATACCCTGTCCGTTTAAGAGGTTCGCCTGTGTCTGGTCGAGGGTTACCTCTGTTCCATCGTCCAGTACCATTCCTGTGATTCCAATAAGTTTATTGGATGGGGAGAGGTTCGGCACGTCATCGTTGCTTGCATCGGTGTATGCTGTGAGTGCTCCGAAAATAGCAGAATATGCGTACTGCTTAGAACCGATTTTAACCTGCGGCCACATTAAGGCTGCGTGTTTGTTGGTGTATCCGTTCTTATTCTTCCATTCGTTGCAGTCAGTGTACTTGGTTGCTCCGTCTGCTGTGCAGTCGATGTCGAGGATGCATTCGCAGGTAAATACACCATTGATTTCCTCGCATTTTGCTCCGAGTACGACACCTACTTCTGGGATGTGACTCCAACCCGGTGCTAAAAGCAGACCAGGTGTCATGCTGAATTTAGGGTAAATGTGGCGAATGAGTTCCAAGCCTGTTTCCTTGTCCGTTGCTGCATCGTAGCCACCGATGATGTCGGTTGCTTCCACTGCTGTCGGGTCGATGCTTGTGCTGTTTACGGTAAGTTCTGCGGCTGCTGCTCCTGCACCACCTGCTACCAAGGAAATGAGCAGGAAACCGTCATTGTCGAATGATGTGATGTAGTCAGTGTCTTTTTCGAGCACTGTTTCGCCACTCTTGACTTCCACGGTGTCTGCAAGGATTCCAGTGATTTCCACGGTTGCCTGCATGGATTCTACTGCTACCTTGGTTTCCTCGTTCGCTTTCTTGTGCTTCTTAGGGTCGAGCACGTTGATTAAAATAATCGGTGCTACGTTCAATACTCGGAAGCTTGCATCTACGCTCTGGCAGAGTGTGTACTTCTTGAAGTCGTCACTGTAGCCAAGCTGCTGTGCTGCTTCCTTGTAGCTGTAGGCAATAATCGGCACGTTCGTCACTGCGTATGGATCCGCAGCGAGGTTGACTGGTGCTGTTCCGATTACGACCTGCAGTCCGGCTGTTCCTGTAATAGGTGCTACGATACTTGTTTCCTGTTCCTGCACCCTTACTCCATGATTGTAAGCCATCGTTTTTTCCTCCTTATGCTTTATAGTTCAATGCCTTTTCATAAAAGACATAGGTTGCTCCACGCTTGTTTGCGATGTCGCCTGTTGCTGCCGCCAGTGCCGATACTGGCACTAAAAGGTTTTTGAATGCAGGTTCTTTTGCGATTGCATCCTGCATTCCCTGTGGCAGTCCGTTATTGAATACCGTGTTATGGCTCGCTACTCCCGGAATTGTCGGTCCGACATATACAACGGTTTCCTGTTTGTTTACGGTTTTCTTGCTCATGCGAACTTGTCCTCCTTCCTTATGGCTGCTGTTTTAAATGTCATGCTCGCTGCTCCGAAGAAGTATGGGAATGATTCCTCATCCTGCAGTGCCCAGTCGAATGGGTCTTGGAACATGAATTGATTTGCGAGCATTGGCTGTTTCTCGAACCTCTCATGTACTTTCTGTATCATTCCGAGGACTCCCTTGTGTCCATTATTCTCTGGACTGTCGTCAAAGTATCCGAACAGCAATGTCACGAGCACTTCCTGCGGATCTGTGCCGGACTTCGTGGACCCTGTTTCTAATCTCACTATGATATATGGCATCGGGTCGGGTGAGTCCTCATCCTCTTTGATTGGAAGTTGCTGCTCGTATACGTTTAATTTCACGTATTCCCCAAGGCTGTTCTTGAAAAGGTCGCCACGGAATATGGTTTCCAGTTCTTTGACTATTTCCTCTTGTAGCATTGTCGCTGTCATTTATTTGCCTCCCAGTATTTTGTCTATCTGCTTCTGGATGTTCTTCTGCAGATTCTTCTGGATGTTTGGCTTCACTACTCCATAGACCTTGGCTTCGTTGCCTATCATGGTTGGTATGGACGGACTCAGTAGTTTCTTCACTGGAAGTCTTGCTGATGTCTTTCTTTGAACAACTGAAACGTGGCCGCTACCGAACTTTGTAATAAATGCCTTTAAGTCGCCCTTCTGCAAAGTTTTTAAACCACCCGACTTCAATACCTTACCTCTGGCTGCGTTCGCACCCTCGTTTTCCTTGTATTTAAAGTCTGCCAGTTCGTTTACCTTGCCTGTGATTTTAAGTATTGCAGTCGGTTTCGACTTGGTCGCATTCTTCTGGGCGATTGCCTTTTTAAATCTCGGTGACTTCACTGCATAGGTTTCCTTTGCTTTGTTGGCAAGGTCTTTCTTTGCATCCCTGGCTGTCGCATTGACTGCGTTCTTCAGTGCCAGTGGTGCTTTATCCCTGCAGTTTTTCAGTTTCAGTTCGATCCGCTCCAACTGGGTACGGTCTACCTCGAATTCAATTAGTCCGCTTTGTAATCCCATTACTTCGTCCTGTTGCTTTCCATCGTGATGGAGTATACTCCCTGTTCGTCTACGGCATCGATTACGAGGTATCGCTTGCCATCAAGCATGATTGCCCTGCCGATTGCCGGGAGTGCTCCGAAGTCGTCAGCCTTGACATACATTAGTTTCTGCTTCACGTAGACACCGTCCATGTTCGACTTCATTTTCTTTTCCCTCTCGATGATTTCATTCTCATCGATGATTACCGGGATTTCTTTTCCGTCTACGATATGGGTGTCTGCGAATTCATCCAGATTCATGAAGGTGTTGTTTACGTCATCCTTCAGAACGTCTTTGAATGATTTCTTAACCATTCTTTTTGCCTCCCTTGTTTCGGGTTGGTGTCTTAGGCACTTTGCCTACCACATTCTCGGCAGTTTCTCCGTTCGGAGACTGTCCTACCAGTCCTGCTTCTGCTGTCGCAGGTTTCGCCTTGGCAGGCTTCTGGGTTTCCCCATCTGCCTGCCATACTGCTGTTTTTGCATCAAGCCATGCCTGCACCATTTCCGGGTTGTTTGTTGGGAGGCTCTGTCCAACTTTATACTGGGTGGACTGATAGAGGATTGGGTATGTCGCTATCAGTTTCATCTCCACCACCCCTTATCCGATTTTTACGAGGATTACGGTTGCCCCTGCTGCTGCATCGTCTGCTGCAAAGCCTGCAGGAGTGTTGCCATCTGCTGCTTCTGTGATGCCAGTTCCGTCAAAGTATACGGAAGTGCCCATTGCGATTTCATTGGCACTTGTCTTTTCAAACTCAAAGACACCACTCACGTGAAGGTCGCCCTTTTCGCCTGGGTTGATGGTTGTTCCTGCAATACCGATTCTTTCTGCGAGTGCGATGACAGTGTTCGCTTCGATTGCAGTGTCGGTCTTGTTTGTGTAGTCGAGGGATTCCCCTCTCTGCCAGTATGCTGCCTTACTCATCTGAGTGTCCTCCTCTCATTATGCTAATTCGATAGGGTTTTTAACTTCGATACCAGGGTTCTTAATAGCACCACGATAATCCATGACGCTGATGCCCCAGTCGAGATAAATATCCCATACAAATCCGAGTGTTCCCGGTGTTTCCATTCTTCTGATAGTAGGTACTTCCTGTCCGTTCAAGTAGTCTACTTCCATGAAGTCTGTGTCGTCTTTTGCTCCTAATAACCACCAAGGCATTACGTTTCCGAAGCCGCCACAAAGTGCGTTGATTGTAGGGTCCTCGATTACGGTGATGCTGTCCTTATATCTGTAGAGAGGGTTCACTGCCTGTGTGTTGCCCTCGGTGTTGATAGTAGGACTGTAGAAGAGGGTGTACATATCAAACATATAGCCGCTTGGTACGATGATGATTGCCGGACGGATGATGCAGGCTTCTCCGAACTGGTCTTTCTGGTTCTGCAATGCTAAAATCATGCCCTGCACTGCTTCCTTGGTGATGCCTGTGCCTTTAGCCAGTAAGTTTGCATGAGCAGAACTGAATAAAGGTGTGCCATCGTATGTTGCCGGATTGTTCACTAAAATCTGGTAGCACTGCTTGTTGATGGTCTTTCTTGCACTTGCTGCGTACTTGGCAGGAATTCTTGTGATGAGGTCGATGTCATCGTTGATGAATGCCTGTCTGGTGAGAGTGAACTGGCGGCCATAAGTTTTTAACTTTCTGGTTGGCAGTTTCTCATCCTTGAATACGTCATGTTTCAATTCGCCACCTTCCGGCACTTCGAGGAACTCTCCAACCGGTCCTGCTAAGTAGTTGTTGTCGTGGGTCTTGAAGTCCTTAAGGCTGCCCTTCTTTGTCCACTGGTCGAATGTGACTGCTACAGTCTTGTGACCCTCAACGTATGCCTTGTTGATGGCATTGTCTAAGATTGCAGGGAATGCTGCTGTTGGGTTGTAGAACTGACGCTGTAACATTCCGTACAATTCGTCAGAACTTCTTCTGTTGAGACCTGTGTGTCCTTCAGATGCCAAGCATTCGATGGCTAAGTCACGGAGGGACATTCCCATCATCTGTCTTGCACCCTCTGCAGGATTTTCAAGCTGCATACCACTTCTCATTACGATGGCATCTGCTGCTGCGGCTCTGAATTTGTCCTCTGCACTTACCACGCTGTCTACGACACCTCTTGCACCAACTGGTGCTCCGTTTGCTCTTACGTGGTCGAGCACTGCTGCTCTTACTGCTTCCAAGGTGCTGCCATTTTGAATGTAGGTATCAGCTTCCATACCGAATTCACGACAAAGGGAAGTGATGCTTCTGATTCTCTCTCTTTCCTCTGTTACGGCTCTCTGTGTGTCTGCTTCGCCCTGTGGGTTTGCTGCCGGAGGAGCATTTGCAGGGTTGGCATTTGCCTGTGCCTGTCTTTCTTCTGCATCAATCTCTCCGTTCAGTCTTTCGATTTCCCTCTGGAGGGAGTCGAACTCTGTCTGCTCATCTGCAGTCAAATCTCTGCCTGCGTTTCTCGCTGCATTAACAATTTCCTGCTGACGGAGCATCTTCTGCTGTCGCTGCTGTTTCTTGTTCATTACTAGTTACCTCCTTGAATGATGTTTTGATTTATTTGAAGTTGCCTTGCGTACCAGTCGAGAGTGCGGCTCTGCGTTCCCTGCCCGGTTTCATCTTCCAGTTCCCTGCCGACACCGACCGTTGGGTCCGCAGGCACGCTCACGATTGATATCTCGTAAGGTGTCCACTTTCTTGCGATGTCTACTGGTCCTGTGAACCTGCCATCTGCTGACTGTTTGTTTGGCATTACTTCCTCCCATGAGTCTATCTGATAGCCGACTGACACTCCCTTTAAGGTGCCGCTTGCGACTTTCTGATAGATGAGTTCGGAGTCTGCATCTTCGTCAAACTCCACCTCTGCCATACCACGCATATTCTCAATCCATGCACGATTGATTTTACCGATGACCTTGTCACGGTTGTGGTTGAATAACATACACCCGATTTCATTGATTCGGGTGAGGTCGACTGCTCCGTCCGAATGGTCGAGGACTTCTGTTCCCCACCATCTTTCGTATGGTTCTTCCGAGGAAAATGAAAGGATGAACTTTCGCTCGTTCCCCTCGCCTTCCATGGCTCTGATGCTATTCGCTATCAGTTCCCTCGTCATCGACTTTGCCTGTTTCTGATTCGCCATCGCCTTCCCCTTCTTCTGTTCCGGCTTGGTTTCCTGTGCCCTCGTCAGTGAGGTTGGTTTCGTCATCCTCATCCTCGTAGAGTTCTGCTTTTGTCTGGTCAAAAATCACACCTCCTAAGTCCACCCCTTTTTCCTTGGCATATTCCAAAACTTCTACAATCTCATCGATGTGCTGTTTCCAGTCACGACCCTGTTCGGCCGCAATCTGTTTGAATGTTTTCTGCCCGGTCTGGAGTGCTATCTTATTTGCATTTGCTTCCTTCTGCGGATCAATCCACTTTTTAGGTGCGATTATCCACGAATGCTCGAAGTATTTGTCCTTGTTTTCCCAGAAGTCCTTTGCTTCGATTTCTCCTGCGAGCCATAAGGAAATGACAAAGGTTTCGTATATTTCGTCCATGACTTCCATCAGAAGTTCTTTTTCTTCTGCGTATGTCATGTCGTCCTCGATGATGCCCTGTCTGGTGGATGAGTAGTTGCTCTTTGACATATCCCTGCTCGTTGCTTCGTAGCTGACACCCTGCCCTGCTGCCACCAGTCGCTGTTGCAGTTCGATGTATGCTGTTGCATCCGTTGCCTGTCCTGTCGGATTTACGACTTGGATTTCATCGCCTGCGTTCAGCTCCTTAATCATGCCGGGAGCGATTGTCTTGCCCTGGTAGTCCTGCTGTGGTCCGATTGGGCCGCCAGTTCGTCCGATACCAGTTGTCGGCAGTTGCTTCTTGATGAATACCGATAGGCAGGCGGCGATTCTTTCCTTGACGGATACTGCCACCATGAATTCGTTTGCATCTCGGATTCGTGTAATGGTCGGACTCATGTCTGACATTTCACGCACCTGCGATGGACGGTGTTTTGTGTATAAAAAAATGACATCCTTGGCATCCAAGTAGATTGGATTCAAGATTGCCATTCCTTCTGGGCTGTACTGCCTTATCCAGTATCCGACTGGCTTGTTGTACTCGTTCATTTCAATGCCACCGACCACTTTGTTTCCTTTGTGCTTTGGTGTCATCTGCGAGCCATCCAGTTCGTCTACCTCGAATGTCTGAATTTTGAACGGTAGGTATCCGTCCTTGGTGTATCTCTTTACGATGATGATTCCACCATCTATTTTCTTTCTCTTGATGCACATCCTCATAATCTGATTGAAGGACTGCACCCCGGTTACGTCACAATTCTGCTTTTTGCACCATTTCTTCCATGCCTTTTCAATGGTGGCATTTAATGTGTCGCTCGTTGTCTTTGCCTGGAGGGTGTACCCGCCACCGATTACGTTTCGGGTGTATGCTCCGATGACCGAGTTCATCATGTCGGAGTTTCGCTCCAAATCCCTCGCCCTCGCTCTTACATTATCCCTGCTGTACCGGTCCGTGAATTCTGCTGATTGGTTCAGCACTCTCCAGTTTGCGTTGCCCCTGCTGTAATCTCCGGCATCGTAGTTACGCATTTCCTCTAGGCTCTGTCGCCATGCTTCTCTGCGTGCTCCCCATTCCGGGGATATAAATCCGATGATTCCGTCTAACCAGTTCATGTTTCCTACCTCCCATCAAATACAGCCACGTAGGTGTCGTCCAGTAGACTGGTCGCTCCCTGTGCTGCCACTTGTGCCATGAGGTCGTTCTTCATGTTGTAGAGCAGGCTCAAATCTGCCCTTGTCAGTTGCCTTGTTCCTATTTTGTAGGACTGGCCGCCAACGAGGACTGCGTAAATCGCATTATTTACTTCTGTCAGCATTTCTTGTGCTGTGAAGTTGTTCTCTGCTGCCATGATTTACCTCCTATATCCAACTTCCTTCGTTCTGGCTTATCCAGTTTTCCTCGGGTGCGTAGTGCTGTTCCTGCTTCTCCTGTTTCTTTGGCTGTTCTTCCAGTTCATTCAGATGCAGTGTTCTTACTCCGAGTACGTCTGCCGCTGCCATTGCGTATACCTCGCAGTCGAGGTAGTGGTTATCTGCGTGCGATGTCTTTTGCACCCATTCCTGCTTGACCTTGCCATTGTTGGCTCGCACGTTCACTTTATGCTCGGCAGTTACCTGCTCTGCATATTCCCTGTCGCATCCTGCGTAAACCATCCATGATCCGCTACCGTTCTTCTTTCTCATTCGTCCGGCTATCATGTCTTTGTACTTGCCAGTATCGACCAGTACAAGGTTCATTCCGTATGCCTTGCTTTCTGCCTTATTGATTTTTGACAGTTTGTAATGGGAGAGCATCGGGTTTGATGAACCCTTGCTCGGCAGTGCCCAGTCTGAATTGTCTGCACAGAAGTCGTATACACTGTCGGCTTCGTTACCAGAGTCAATCAGTGCCAGTGCCACGACTATCGGTGTTTCGTCCGGCATCCGATATTCGAGGTTCATGATTCTGGCTATCTCTTGGAATGAATAAGCCTGTCCGTGTGCTATGTTCTGGCTTGTGAGGTAGTTGCCCCACGCACGGATGCTCCAGTATAAGCAGTTCTCCTGCACGTCCACTCCGGCTGTGAGGATTTTCGTCCATT